TAATCATCATATACTAAATAGGTTTGAGGATATAAATTTTTTATATTTCGTTCTCCTGCATCGGCAAATGCGTTAAATAGATCTTTAATGTATTCAAATATCATTATGTAACGCATTGAGAAATTAAATATCACAAATTATTTGTAAAAACAACTTATAAAGTTATACACTAGATAAATAGATGTCAAACCAATATCAATCAAAGCCGGCATTAACAGATGCATTGGCTGGAAAATTAAAAAAAGGCGATTCTTCTAGAGGATTGATTATTATAGATGATACTAATAAGAGTAAAAAACATGATAACGAAACAAGTATTAAAATAAACCATTATACGCAACAAAATAGAAATGGTTATGAATTAATTGATGTTAATACAGATAATTGTGATGAAAAATCGAAACCAGATATGTGTATGTCTTTTACATTTTGTATTTGTATTGTATCCATATTCGGGTTTGCTTCTTATGGCGCATTATTATTATTTGAAGACATGAATAATGATGATAATATGGGTAATGGAACGTCTACAAATATTACTAATATAACAAATTTTACATTGGACACCATTTTATAAAAAATTGAAATAAAATAATAGGAAGTGTCTGATAAGTATTCAAAAACGTATCTTACACATACATAGACACAAAAACAAATATGGATATGGAAACGAACTCTTGGTCTGAAATTGTTCAAACAGATCCCCACCATTTCGACAATGGTGTTGGTGTTCCCATATATAACGAATATGATGACTTTATGGAATGGTTGAATCGGTCTAATAATGATGATGTTATTCGGGATATTCCCGGACATTTTGAAAAATGTAACACCAGATGGAATACAGGTAATTATGCAAAGAGGCGCGAGATGCGCATTGAGCAGCGTTATGCTATTTGTGCCGGGCTTCGTAACGCTGATATCCCAAATGACCTCGCGCGGTGGGTCTCTGCGTTTGCTGTGCCTCGTTCAAAAATTTATTCATACATGCCTGTTCCGAATATAGAGAAGAAAGTAAAATATAGGTATTGGGTTTGATTCCTAATTGAGGCTCAGTCTTTTAAATATTACTATTTTATATATTTAAAATAAGTGATTGTAAATATATAAATGTCAATTAATTATAAAATCAATAAAGTAGACCAGGATTCATATCAGAATAATGATTATGTAGTTTTGGAAAATTTTTTTGATTCCAATATAGTTGAAGAATTGTATAGTACTATTGATACTGCACCAGAGCATTGGTGGGAAGCATCATCATTAGATTATAAAACTCATTTGGCACATAATCTACCATATATTGATAATAATTCCATAAATATTGTAATCAATAAAAAATTATCATTAACCAATTTTGCTAGTGGAAAATTCTGTTATAGATTTGATAGAATAAGATCTGATCATTATGAAAATTGTATTTGTAATATATGTAAATTCGATAAAATATTGTATTCTAGTGAATTACTTGATTTTTGTAAAAAGTTTACTAAAAACGATGATATTGGATTAGTTAAATTAGAACCATTCTATTCTAGATATAGAAGTGAAGATTTTCTAGCATTACATACTGATGCTGTAAACAAATTAAATGGGTTTCCTCGTAAGGTGGCTATTGTTATTCATTTAACTAAAAATTGGAAACCTTGGTATGGAGGTAATCTTATGCTGTTAGAAAAAGATTGTTCATCGGTAAAAAAAACGTTAACTCCAAAATTTAATAGTCTAACTCTAATGAAAGTCGAGGAAGAAGGCGTACCTCATTATGTTGATCCAATTATTTCTGAATTAGTTGGAAAAAATAGATATGCTATCAGTATGTGGTATTAAATATCATATTTAAATTTTTAACACTATTAGTAATGTTAAAAATTTACAAGTTTGAAGCATTCGATGCTACACAAGGTCCTCTTCTGCCCGAACCTCCGCGTTGACGACGGTTACGGTTACGACGAGATTTTTTTCCACCAACTCTGGCTTGTCCTTGAGTTCTGGCTTGTCCTTGAGTTCCGGCTTTTCCTTGAGTTCTGGCTTGTCCTTGAGATCTGGCTTGTCCTTGAGTTCTGGCTTGTCCTTGAGTTCCGGCTTTTCCTTGAACCGCCGGCTGTTTTTTGTCCTCACTACCCAACGCTGTAATTGGTGCCGCCGCCGCCGCCCGCGCGCCAAAACCAACCGCCGCGCGAACCCCTTGGACCGCCCCTCTCAATCTTTTTCCCAAACCTAAATTGCCAACCTTAGGTCTGGAAACTTTGGAAAAATCAACACTTGGTAACCCAAACATGCCTTCCCTGCCGCCTCTTCTGTTGCGAGTTCTGCGGTTTCTGGTGTTTCTCTGTCTTCTGTTTTGACGCGATTTATTGCCGCCTTTACGGTTGCGACGCTGATTTCTGTTTTTTCTGGTCTTTGCCATCTTTATATATTACGCAAATATTTTATTCCTAAAATTAATTTTATATACAGATAGCACCATTACTTAATAAAACACAAAAAAAATCTTTCATGTGAAAAGTGTTATTGTATAAATAGCACTGTATTTTTGCAACATTAGCAGGGCCATAATGTTCAAAACAATCGCCTACATTTTCTCTTTGTAAAAAATTACAGAGTGAATGGTTTGATAAATCGCCAATGTAATCCCAACTGTCATCCAATGGTGTCGATACATACCCATATGCGTAATTAAAAAAAGATTGTAACACTAAAACGGATAGTAGAAATTTTTTCATTATCTTAAAAAATGGATTGCGTTTATATGTTTTGCAAATAAATATTTGTATTCTATTTAAAAAAATATTATGGTATAACAAGTAACAATGGAAATTCCGTCTGAATTAGAAATTAAAGTTGAAACTATGCAAGAACAAAACGATATGTTTTATCTTGTAGCGAATACGTTTCTTTTTTTCTTGACCATGGCTAGTTACATAGCATTAGACCGATTTTTGCGACCATATTGCGAAGGACGATACTATCTTCTTCATTCTATGAATAATTTATCTGTTGTTTTGACAACATATCCAGCAATTTCTTATACCTTTAATAATTTGTACACCTTTTATGAATACCCGTTTGATTGGCGCGCATCAATAGTAACTGGTGCTTTGCATGGGTATCATATTATTGAATATCATAAAAAATTCACATATTATGATTATTTGCATCACGGAACAATGTGTTTTATAGCCTTACCTATTGGTATTTATATTAATTCTGGTTCTATGCTGGACTTTTCTCTATTTTTTATATGTGGATTGCCGGGATTGATTGATTATTTCTTATTGTTTTTGGTTAGAAATAATTGGGTAAATCGAATGACTGAAAAAAAATGGAATAACTCAATTAATCTATGGATTCGTTGTCCCGGGTGTATTTCAATTTCAACCTTAATTGCAACGGCCATTATGAATGTAGAATCAGGTATCTTTACCAATATTGAACTCTTTCTTATATACCTAACCATATTTTTGAATTATTGGAATGGAGTTTACTTTATGAAATTAGTTGTTAGCGACTACGCGAAACAAAAATATATCGAAGAATGCAAACAGCATATTTAGATTTGAAATAAAATTTGAATTAATATCTAAATTTTATTTAATTTTTAGTGTTTCGCGGCGAAATTCCGCGACATGTTGTTCGGGAATGCGCTCAAAATCAATGAGCATACAATTTCTTTCATATTTTTGCTGTGCTTCACCGGTTTCGTCGTCAGCCAATTTCTTTTTAAACAATTCACGGTCATTCCAATACTTTTCTGCGGTCTTTTTGCCACATTTTTTAAACACACCGGGAATGTTGTCGCTTGTATCACCAGTTACAATCTTGCAAAACAAATCCTTCTCGGGGTCACCATAGGAATTCTTTTCGGTGTTTACTGGCTTGTATTTTAGATTGATAAGGCGAATGGGATCTTTGCAAATTTGTAGGTAATCAGTGTCACTAGTGATAATAGTGATAGAGATGTCTTTGTCGCCGTGAGTATCGCAAATATGTTTTGCGGTAATGGCTAGACAATCATCTGCTTCAAGGTGCGGATGGCCCATAACAACATCGGCACCGCCTTTTTCAAACAGTTTTTCGGCGTACGCCAACTTAAACATAGGTCCACCTTCAAATCCGGTTCCGCTGTAGTCACGATTACCTTTGTATTCTGGGAATAGTTTGGTGCGCCAAATATCTTCGCGAGGACAATCGCGCGCAACCATAATAATTGCTTTGTGGGGTTCTTTGAGTTTAAGTTTTTTAGGCATTTCGCGTAGTTTTGAAACAAAAGTTTTGCGGTATTTTTCAACAAATTCCTCATTTTCGATAGGTACACCGATTTCTTCGTCTTTTTTCGCTGCTTTCCACCACGCCATTATTGCGAAGTAGCGATAAAACATATAGTAACTGCCATCAATTAAAATGAATTCGTGCATTTAGATATACTGTTGATATGTTTTTAGATTTTTATATAACTTTTACATCAATTTTATGGTATTATATTTTTTTCCAAGTATAATATATAATCATGGCTAAATTTAGTAGAAATCGCAATAATGCCAAGCGTAATTCTAAACGCAGAAATCGCAGTGGTGGGAGGGTGTTGGGGTGGTGGAACAAGGAGAAGGGACACGCGCCCGAGGGATCGCTTGGGGCGGCGGCGGCAGATCAACAGGAACGAGACGAGAGGGGGTTGGGCGTCTCGAACGACGAGGGGGGGGCGCTGGAGCGCGCCAACCTGTGGGGCGGTGCTCGCAAAAGAAAGCAGCGCAATACCCGCAGAAATCGTCGCGGTGGCAAACGCACAAACAAAAACCGTAAAAACCGCAATAACCGCAACAAAAAAACACGTCGTCAGCGTCGTCGTTAAATTTTAATTAATAAGTATAATTAATTTAAAAATTCAAATAAATAAATTAATTATATTACATTATTGAATAATGACAACTTCAAAAGAAAAGATTATAGAAAGAATACCAAAAGTTTTAATAGATGCTTTACAACTCACCTCAGATTGCGTCACAGTTATTGAAGAAAAACCCCATTTTGTTGGCGCATCAAAGAATGTCGATAAGATTGACATAGACGATGTAGATTTCCCAATTTCAATTGGGGTAGATAGATTTAAACGCCCCTTTATTGCGATTAGATTACTTAATGAAGACACACAGGAGGGTTCAGTAATCACTCTTTTTCAAGAGTTTGCAAACGCGAGATTGCCTTGGAAATCGGCAACACTTCATCGCGATTTTTTATCATTCGATGAACCGGTTTTAACAAATTATGGAAGTTTTTTGAGAGCGGATTATCATGGACGTCTTCAATCATTAGGAAAATACGAGTATGTATATGTAAAAGGCGAAACATTTAAATTGTGGTAGATGATTATTCCCGTTCCATAAATTCGTTTTGGATGTCAAATGGTCCATCTCCATGGCTCCAATCCTCATTAACATTGCCGAGTAGTTTTTCTTTTTGGCAAAAAAACCACGAAAGTGTAAGATTATTCATTAACATAGCAACAGTCATTGGTCCAACACCTCCGGGCGAGGGTGTTCCTAATATAGGTCTCTTATCCAACTTTTCTCTATCTAATTCGCCAGTTAATCGGTTATTGATGCGCTGTACACCCACATCAATAACTATTGCATCATCGCGTATCCAATCAACATTAACAACATCATATACTCCTGTGCATGTAACTATAATATCCGCGGTATTAATAATTTTCTCCAGATTGTTATCAAATAAGTAATTTGTGTTTGAATTGCAAAGTGTTGGAACTGCACCCCATTCTATAAACATCATAGAGAGTGGACGTCCAACTCGACCACAACCAACAATAGCAATTCGTTTACCTTTTACAGTTATTTCTTCACGCGCAAGGAGTGTAATAATTCCAAGAGGTGTACACGGATAAAAATGAAGTTTTTCTTCTTTTGATTGTTGAATAAAGGGTAATTTGGATGGTTCTCGTTTTGCCAAGTGATTTTGTAAAAGATATGAAGTGTTATCACTATGAAAACCATCAACATCCTTTTTCGGATCGATAGTTGCCATAATGGCACTTTCATCAATATGTTTTGGAAGTGGACATTGTACTAGAATCCCATGAACATCACTATTTTTATTGCAATAAATAATTTTATTTTGTAATTCATTAAATGTTACTGTTTCAGGATAGTTAAATTCCAAATAGTTGAAACCTAAGCGTTTGCATGTTTTCTTTTTAATACCAACATAAATTTTTGAATCTTCTCTATCTCCAATAAGAAAAAATGCCAATGTTGGTCGCACATTATTTTCTAGATGTTCAAATGCCTTACCATATGGCGATATGGTTGTACTTACAAATGATTTAATTGATTTATAAATCTCGTTTGCATGGAATCTTCCGTCAATTATCCGCATAATATAAATAATTAATACAATTATTATTTATGTTATTTATAAATTCAAAATATCCTATACTTCTTCTAAATATCTAAACTTATTGAATTTTTTTCCGAACCGCCGCGGCGTTTGGATTTTTTAGGTACAGACCTGGTGTTAATGTCCGCATTCATTTCTTTTAATTCAGTAACACTGATGGTGCTTCCGTCGTCTCCATCACCTGTTCTACCACCAGAACTTACGTCAACGCGTTTAGTTTTAAGACCTGAAAGAAGGTCGTTAATATTACCAGGACCCTTCATTTCGGGGCGAGGTCTTCTAGAACTTTTTTCGATACCACCGGCTTGTCCAAAACTTTCCATGATGTTGATCCCGTCTTCATCACTGGATCTGCTAATTTTGATATTGTCGTTTCTTGGCGAAGGAGGTTGTGCGCGATTAGGACGCGGAGGTAAATCCATGTCCATGTCCATGTCCATGTCATTGCCTGCGCGGAATCCACCACCACCACCACTGCCACCCATACCACCGCCCATCATATT